GCTGCTGTTATTGAGTATTGATTTGCACCGGATAACACACCGACACTTAGTTGAAACTCACCATCTATCGTAAGTCCACCCACCGCACTAGCGTTACTAAATGTAACAAAATCTCCGTCTTTATAGCCCAGATTAGTATCTGTTACAATTACAGTAGCGGAACCAGACGTTGTAGCAAATGGGTTGGTCAAAGACACAGTAGCACGTATTGGTGTGATGTCGTTGTAGTTACCCACATTGTTTATATAATATTTAAGGTGTGTGCCTACACCAATAAGATTCTGTCCACCTAAAGTAACCCAGTTATGTAGAGCGCGACATACTCCTAAAAAAGTAGATGTAGATATACGAGTCCAACCACCAATTTTTTCGGGGCTACCCTGCCGAAACCGTATTTTATCGCCGTCGTACCAACCGCCTTCTTTACTATAGCGAGTGCCTTCACGATTAATTCCGGGCCTTAAATCTACTTTTTGTAACGGCATGGCCTATTCCTCAGTGTGTAAAGCTCTCATCCTGTCTACTAACCTTCTAGCACGATTCGGCACTTGTGTATACCATCTGGAATCAACCATCTCGTCTGCGGCCTTATTCCAATCCCGTGCGTCTACGCCAGCTTTCATACCTTTGAATTTGGACAACCGGGGGCGACCCATATTAAACATCATATTGCAAATAATATGCTGACATTCCTCGGGTAGGTCATCAAAGTCCTCATAAAGAACTTTACACTCGTCAATCGTCACCGCCATATCAAGCGCGAATAACTTTCGTACACGTTCTTGTTCAACGACCGTACCCACGGGTTTGCCGTGTTCTTCGTCAGACTCAAGGATGAGATGGCCGATTCCACAGGTTGGCAAATTTAGATGATCTAAATATATCTCGTACTTGCATCCTTCGTCTTCCGCGATCTCTTCGCGTAATCTATCTTTGTTCATTTTTTAAATCCTTTTATTCCACGAATACCAAAACTCGCGCCTATCGAGGCATACATTGCCCACTGAAACCACTCTGGGGTGCGAGAAAGAGCGTCAAACCCACGCTCTACAAAAGGTTGCAAAGGCGGGATGAAGCACATCCCAATAATAACAATAAAAAGAATAGTCCACGCCTCGTCCTTCCATGAATTATCAGAGGCTTGCGCCATTATTTTTTCCCAACCAGCCTCGTGTGTAGCTGCTGTAACCATAACTTGAGCCTCTGCTTCCGCCCGTGCTTTGGCCACAGCGCCTTTAGCTTTGGTCTGCTCAACTTTTGATTCCATCCATGACCCAGCTAAATTAGCTATTGGTCCAATTAAAGCCTGTATCATTCTATTATCCTCACGATATAATTTGAGCCATCATTATTCTTTTCAATGACAACCGTTTTGTTTTCACAAGCGTAGCGAACCGCTGTTGATTTCTTATATAGATTTCTTTCTATTTTTCGCTTGGTCTTAAGACATTTAGATATCTTTTCAAATGCAGTATGCTCCGCAACATCACCGCCCATGTAAAGTATCAATGCTATTGTTTCAGTTACCACGTTTATGATTCCTTAATTTTTCAATTTGTTCTTCAATATTCGTGAGTCGCTTTTCAAAAAAATCTAAAGTCAGTTTTTGTTGTTGATCATGTGGAGCGCGACCCTCATCTATCTGTTCTTGGAGTTTTGCAAGCTGATCTGACAGATGTTCTATTAACATAAACTGTTCAGAATCAGCGGGTAAGCTACCCATTTCACCTCTGGGCCACTTGATGCGAAACTCCGTATTCATGCCTAAATCTGTTTCCATCAAGATTATCTTATTTTCAATGGTATTAAGACGTTCAATCACACCAAAATATGCCCAAGTGCCAACAGTTGCAGCGATAAGCAACGCAATTAAATTGCGTATAGGCATAGACAATTCGGTGTTTTCGTTCAACTTGGTAGCCATTACTCAACACCCATAATCCGTGACAGACCAAAAACCTCCATGAGCATAAACGTAAAAAATAATAACAAAATACCACCCGCGATTAATTTACCGCTAAAGTTGGTAGACCCTATTTTGATAGCTACAAACTCATTGCCTAATATACGCAGCACAAGTTCAAAACTATTTTCTCCCACGTTTACAGATACAGGTTTTTTCTTTTCTTCAACCAAAAAAGTAACCTCCTGTAAAAGATACAAACCATATAATTGGTAAAATATAAAACATTAGTATAACTCTTTGTTTGCACTAACTTTAACTGGTTTACAATATGCCGTTGCCTTGTGTTCTGAAGGGACTCTACTAGAATATTGATAGTTTCCATACCTTTTTGTTACTTGCGATGCAAAAAAGTTACAATCTATTACAGATCTGAAGTACATGTCCCTACTTTGAATTTCACCTCCTAAAACAACAATTAACAAAAACGCATGGATCATTTCCTATTCATCCATGCTGTCGTACCCATATAGGCTCCAACGATCCCTGCCCCAGAAATGTAGAATAAATTAGATATATCAGACAAAGCTTTGACTCTATCTAGAGGGATAAAGAACATGGCAATAGTAAACACACCCATACTAATCAATGTGTATCTAGCCATTCTGAGTTGTGCTAAGTTTTTGCGTAATTCGTTTTCAGTTTGTTTTATTTCTTTAACATGAGACAACTCTTCGTCGCTAACAACGCCATCACCGTCCTCATCATACTCTGCAAACTTAGATTGTTTCTGTAACTTCTTTTGCATCTAAAGGCACCATTGCTGCCGCTATACTAAACATTAAAAACAAAAATAAACCTACAACTACAGCCATCAAAAGAAACACGCCAACTCCGACTTTAATGTTATCCATCAACTCTTGTTGCCTTAACATCTCCATCTTTCTAGCTTTAGCTGCTGCTTCTTTAGCTGCTTGTATACGTTTTGCTCTTTCTGCCAATATGCCCGCCCATGTTCCGTGTCCAAATCGCATGTCAACCATAGTAGCTACCTCTTGTAGCTGTTCGGCTGCTAATCTAGCGTCAATAACTTCTTTGGCTACAGTATCAACGCCAAACTGATCTCCTAACCCCGTGCCTCCAGACTTTTTATTACGCAAAGCCTGCACTTCTTTTTCACCTCTAAACAGATCATCTATCTGTCCAGCTATCTGCGATATATCTTGGCACGTTGATATATTGCTTTTAATAAAATCAACTGAAGCCTTAACAAGACTAATACCGGTAAGAACTTCAGCTACTACCATCAATCCGCATCTGCTATGGTCAACTCGCCAGCGTCTACTTGGCGCATGATTTCTATGTATTCTGTATTTCCTGCCGCCAACGGGACAGACAGATGACTTCCATCAAACACACAATTAATACAGGTGTTTTCACCCGTGATAGGGTCTAAACCATACTTGGCGTTTGTTATTGTTGCTGGCGTAAACATTATTACAACTCCGATTTGCACGCTATATATGCACTGGCACTATTATTACTAATAAGTTCCCCTGCATTTCCTGCTGCAAAATTTCCTGTTGAATATGATATTAAATTTGCAATATTTTTATCACTGCCAAGTGCGTTTATAGAGGGTACAGCAGTACAAGTGTGAACAGTGCCAGCTTCATATACAGCATAATTGCTGGCTGTTCCTGTGG